CATGTTTATCTGTCTGTTTGGATATACGATCTTGCTTTATTGATTCATAATTTTCAAACTGAGATTGATTAAATTCCAGATCTTTTGTGATATTTTCGAGCTTACCATAAGCTACATCATAATCCTTCTTGAGGATGCTATAATCATCTCTAACTTTTAAGACCATTGCCGTAAACACTTCAAGTCCGAGTACACTCTCAATAAATTTTCTTCTATCCGTTTTAGGCAAAGCCATAAAAGGCAAAGCATTATTAACAGACATAATTACAGAGTTTTGAAACACTGTAGCTGGTGTCCTAATCAAGTCTTGAATAAGATTATTAGTCTTAGCCAAAGTAGAGCGGGTTACTTCTTCTCCGTTTTTAAATAATTGACACTTTGTTGGATTAAGCTTTCTTACTACTTTATAAGTATCGACAGTGTTATTTGAGTTAAGATCAAACGTCAAAGAGACTTCGCAACGCTTTTTGGTTACAGTGTTTGATATAAAATCTTTTCCTACTTCGCGTAAAGTATTTCCGTACAATGAGTAATACAAAGCATCACATATCGTAGATTTTCCTACTCCGTTCTTTGAGTCTTCTTTATCCAAGTTGGTTCCAATGATTGCATTGACGCCTGGACGGATATTTACAACAACGGGATTGTCTCCAAATGATAGAAAATTTTTTGCCTCGATAGTTTTAAATGTAATAAATCGCATTTAGTATAACTATACTTTACAAAAAAACAAAATCAAGTAGTCTTTTGAGCTATAATGTTAAACTCTTCTTCATGCATAGAGTATCCTAAATTTTGTAATTTTTGCTTGCAACTATTTAATTTTGGACCTCCTCTTGACATTGTTCCGTCGGAATGAATAAATTCAAACATTAAAAAATTAATACTAAATTCTTCAAAGTTTATACTATTCACAATATCAACATCAAGACCTTCCACATCAATATATAAACGGTCGATAATTTTTAACTTCAAATCCCTAAACAATTGATTTATATTTTTTGCTGGAACCTTTTCTGTTCTAAAATTATGGCAGCTGTGATTTTGTAAATGATAGTCAACAAGGGAGGATTGAGCGGCAATATCGTTTTCCGTGGGGATAAATAATTCTACATACGGTTCATTTATAGTTGTAATAGCATAATGAAAAAAATGTGTATTAGGAATATCTTTGTATTGATTTTTGCAAACAGAAATACATTTTTTGTTTGCATCTAAAAGATATATATTATCAATAATGGTTTTATTTTCGGTAACAAACTTAAAAACGTGATCGTTTCCGTCGTTACATCCTATTTGTAGTATATTCATAAATTATATTCTTGTTCTCTTGTGTCTCCCAATTCTTTTTCATTTATATTAGTATGTGTTAAATTTAAATTTAAAAATTGTGCAGTACTTCCAACATTCGAAGTGGATCTAATAAGGTGACCACAGTTAGATAGTATATAGCAATCAGTTAATACATCTAGTCCTTTTTTATATCCAGAAATTTGAGGATAATTGTTGTGTATGGAAACAGAACCTTGAGATCGAAATGCGTCAGTAAAGCTAACTGGTTTATTGTGATATTTAGAGATGTGGTTTGTTATTGTTCGTAAATCTTCCGATTCATCGGAAGCAATAAACACGTTATCAAAAGTTGGTAATAATTGATCTATATATTTTATGTAAACAGACACATCCAATGGAAATGCTGAAGAAGGCTCTCCAAATACATGGCCAATAAGTTTGTCCGTTTTTCTAATATGAATTCCTAATGTTTTATCATTTACTTTTAGATTAGCTAAAGCTTTTATTATTATACTTTTAGTATCCTCATTCAAAATTATAAAATTAGTCAAAATATAATTCATTGTCTGTCTAAAATTATGTCCATCGGATAATTTTAGATCAGTATAGTCTCCCACTATGTCATTGCTTTCTTTCCGGCTGTAAGCATTGCAATAAAAGTATTCCCAGGCGTTTGGACCGTATATTGCGTCGTTGTATGGAGTGGAATTCCAGTCGATATACCACTCTTGGTTTTTATTTAAAGCATGAGATATATGCCGAGCCGCATCTAAAACGTTTCCAAAAAATCCTTTACTCGTTCCTTTAATAATTTTCACAATATATTTGATATGGCCTAACTCCCCTAGGTCCTTTTGTGAAGTCTCTGGTTATTGTCTCTCTCGTAGAAAGTTCTTTGAACTCTAACCCCAAATTATTTAACAAATCAAATATTTCTTCCCAATCTTTGTCTAAATGGCATTCAATCGCAATAAAAGAACATCTTTTAAAAGTTTCTGGTCCACCTTTTATGGCTTTTATTTCGGCACCCTCAATATCAATCTTTAAACAATCTATAGGCAAATCTTTAAAATATGTATCCAATCTTACAGACGTTGTAGTTCCAACGAGGTCACATTTTGTTTCTGTTGCATCGTAACCAATAATATTTCCCATATAAGTGTTTTCGTGTTGATACATATATTCAGTACCATCTATATCAGAAATAGCTTTATATTCATATACACAACCTTCTACCGGAGTTCCAATATGATTGATATCGAATGAGTATATTTTTCCGTTTGGTTTAGATAAATTTGAGAAAAAATTTGTATACATTCCTTCACAAGCTCCGACATCACAATAATTCCAATTTGGTCTGTGTATTTCGGTTATAAGAGTTGTTAATAAATTATCCCAATCCATAATATGTTATTTAGTAGTATTTTTTAGGTGTTCAAGGATAAGTCTAGGAAGGTTATCCATTGCAAAGTACTTTTCGTAAGCAATTTTACCGTTGTGTCTCATTATACTCAATTGCTCGTCAGAAATAGATAATAACTGTTCTTTCAAAGAAGAAATATCATTAATATGAATCCCTATTGAGAATTCATTCCAATTTAATACATTTGAATATGGAAGCCACTTCGTGTCGTCGTGTACATATATGGGAACACTTCCGAGTTGTAATGCCTCATAAAATCTAAATGATTGTGCTCCATAACCTCTTGGACAAAGAGTAAATTTTGATCTAGAAGTAACATTTAAGAATGTGTCTTGTTTAACGTTATTTAAACTCCAAGACCACTCTCCATTTTGTATATAAAATAACGGATCATCTTTAAATGAAAGAGTCATTATTTTTCTCACGTTGTGTGTATCCGATCCTATGAATGAACAGAAAATATCTCTACGGCTAAAATTTAATTTGTGAATGTTAATAGGAGAGCACACTAAAGGTATAGGAATGCCTCCGGAGTTTCCTCCTGCAGAAAACACTATAGTTCCTTCAGGTAATATTTCTTTAACTCCATCGTCGTGCTGAGCAACACAAAAATACTTTAAATGTTTAGGTAAAGATTTTATATAGGAATCGATATCCAATTGATACAAATAAGCAGTTGTCCAAAAAATAGGAAGTAAAGTATATCCAGTACTATCAAATATTTGTTTGTTTTTAGTGTAGTAATCAAAAAAATATTCCTCCATATACATTCCTTGATGATACGGAGGATAAGGAGCTCCTTGCCAAGGAACTCTTACATTTTTAAAATCTAACATCAAATAAAATTTTGTTGTTCGTAATTTTTACGAGTGGCTTTTAATAAATTTATTTTATTGTTTACTCCCATTACCCAATTAGCATGATGCATTACAATATTCCTTGGGACTAAAAAATACTCTTGATTATGCCAATGATCATAATACATTCCATATGTAAAGAATTCTTTTGGTAGAAAGGCATGTTTAATTTCAGGAAATTCTCTGAGAGCGGCTTGTACTGAAGTTTGATCGTCTCTATGTAAGTGGTTAGTCTCTAATGCTAGTTGAAGCAATTTTTTAGTATTTTCATTTTTCTTACAATAGAAAAACCCTGTACACTGAGCTCCATAATAATCATTTTGAAAAACAATGTCATGATTACACAAAGCTTTTTTTCCTAATTCACATATTGGTTTAAAGAACTGTACATCAACATCACTAAACACAAAATAATCACTTGTATCCGTAATGTCGTCAAATATTCCTAGGATCTTTTCAAGTTTTTGAGCTGTTGCAGCATTCCATCCTTTGCTTGCAAATTCCCCTGTTGGACACTGCTGATCTAGCTCGAAATAAACAGGATCAACAGTGGATTCTACATCCTTGATAGTATTAAACCAAGGAAGGAATATTTTATGTGTTTCTGAATATGCTGTGTAAATCCTCATAAATCTCCAATAAATGTATTAAAGTATCCCTCAGATGAAAAATAAGTCATCCACAAATTTCTGTTATGTTTAGGAGATATTTTACATTGAGATATTAATTCCGGAATATTATGTATGTCTTGTTTGTTTATACAAATAATATGTTCGTCCCAATTAATTTGTTTATGAAACGGTAGAATACATTCTGTGTTGATTAATATTGGTATTCTACCAAATGAAAGTGCTTCATAAAACCTATAAGAAAAATTACCATTGCCTCTCATACAAAGAGTAAAAGAACCAGACAATAAATTTTCGTAGAAAGAGATTCTAGCTATTTGCTTTGATTGAAGCTCTGGAGCCCAAAATCCTGAACGATATATAAAATTGGTATTATCGTATACCGATTCTACTTTTTGTATTATAGGAAGTCTTCCGTTTCCTACGTGACCACAAAATGTAATAATTTTGTTGGATGGCAATTCCGTAAGATTTTTATATGATGGAAAATGGTCGGGAACAATAACTGGGAATACTCTTTCGTTTATGTGTTTAGTAAATTGATTTAACGAAGTTCTATATAGATATAAGTTATTTGGTAGAATAAACGATTCACCACTATCGTCGTTATAAAACCCTATTACTTTTTTGTTGTTTAAATTGGCTATATTGCAATATTCTTGAATTCTGGAATCGTTTTTATCATATTTAAATGGAATGATGGCTATGTCACATTCTTCTATGGTTTGTACATATATACTTCTAATATCAGTCAGTCTTAGTTTAGTAAATAGACCTTCATTCCAAGTATTAGCGTGATTTAATACAATTTTATATTGTTCTTCGGATAATAGAGGAACTGCTGGAAATATTTCTGTAAAACATTTTAAATCCTGGTCGTTGATTGGAAACAAAAATAATTTCATTTAAAAAACATTTGTTGTAACTCTAATTCGTTAGAGTGGGGTGTTAAGAAATTTGGCCCTGGACGTTTTACTAATACATTAAAAAAGTATCTATGCCATTTTGCAAAGTCGTCAGCATAATTTTTGCTAAACATATCTTCGTTATAATAATACTCTTTAATTTTTGCTGAAGATTTATCTTCATGTATTATATGAAATAACGTAGGAAATTTATTTTGCATCATTGTATCTGCATTGCTTAATAATATTGTTGCATAATGAGTGTCCCAGTAAACTACTGCGTAAACATATTCAGGAAATAGCAACCTGTTAGCTTTCCACCAATCAGTCTTAATAGTAAATGTATCAAATCCTGATACCTGATAGTGACTATTTTTTACTGGAGCCGTTTCGTCATTAAGTTTTAGTTCGAAATTGAGGTCTTTAATATCTCCCTCAATTGCTAATCTGGAGCCAATATAGGCTTCGTGAGTTTCATTAAAAATTTCATTAAAAAACTTATAAGACACAATAATATCAGAATTAATAAAACAAAAATAATCATAACCAAGAGCTGCTAACTCATCAAACATGTCTCTAACGATCGGAAGATGTTTGTCTCCTCCAAAAGCTTCTTTGCTTGTACGCTTTAAACATCTAAGAGTAGTAAATCCCTCCTTTTCTGTTAGGTCCTTTCCATCTTCAAATTGAAGATTAAACAAATCTATTTGATTTCCAAACTTTGCCTTACATTTGAGTAAACTATCTGATCCAAGTGTTTGTCTAAAGCACTCTCCAAATAAATTTGTTCCTACTGCTATTTTCATAACCAAATAACTCCTATTCCTTTTTCGTTATTAGCTTCGTGTAAAAACTCTTTGTATTTATAATTTTGTTTAAGTTCTTGCCACAGGTTATAAACCCCTCCTTCTTCGTTTTTACCGATATCATGGAATGCAACCATTCCCCCTTTTCTTACTAGAGGACTATATAGCTCAAAATCCATTTTAACTCCTTGGTACGTATGATCACCGTCAATAAACAAAAAGTCAATTCGTTCACCATTAAATATATCTTTTGTCTTTTGGAGAGTTTCGGGACGTTGAGAAGCATTAGGAATCAAATAAAGTTTGCACTTCTTTGCTTTGGCCCACTTTGGCCATTCTTCTTTGTAATTCTTCTCTTGTTTCTCCACGCGCCAATCATTAGGTCCTACAAAGTTTCTTACAGGAAGATCTATGGCTACTACTGTAGATTGATCCTGTCCGTAATGAATAAAATGTTGAAGAGTCCATCCGTACAAAGAACCAATCTCTATTACTTTGGAAGGATTAAGTGTTTTATAATCTTTAAGAAGTTCTTCAAACTCTTGAAGGTTCTGACTGTTGAGTTCGTTATCTGCTATGATCATTTTTAAGTTGTTTAAGGTTTTCTATTACTTGTTCTTTACTAACAAAAGGAGGTTGGTTTGGATAGTGTCCATGCTTTTTTAAATAAATCTCTCTTCCAGCTGTAACTTTTTTCATCCATTCTGATTTATCTTTAGCAATTGCTGAGTTTTCTATAGCATTAGGAGCTTCAGTTAAAAGTTCATGACTATTGGCTAAATCCGCAAACCACCAAAAAGGTGTATGATACCCTGCTTTATATATATTATATGTGTGATCTACGTGTTCCCAACATTGATCATATTCTTCATCAATATAACCCACTTTATCTATAACTTCTCTAGTAAAAAAAGAAAACATTGCCACAGTATGTTCATACAAAGCTATTTTACAAGTTTTATAATCCACAATTAGTTTTGGGTTAGGTTCAGTACTCTGATCTAATAAATGTCTATTATGTAAATCGAAGTGTTGTATTACTTGCTTTCTATTGAAAGGAGATCCTGGACCATAGTTAAAATGCTGAATACCTGACGCTTTACTTGCTTCTATATACTGTTTAAACACTGATTGATCCAGAATCAACATATCGTCTTCGATAACAAAGATATAATCACACCCTTCATCATATAGATTTTTTAAAGCTATGTTTTTAGCTTTTCCTACTCCAATTCTACCAGATGTGTGATATATAAAATCTGCTTTAGAATAAGAGTATAAAGAATGCGTCTGTCCATCATCTACAATAATAAGCCTATCAATACCTGCTTCCGCTTTGTTAATAGAATCCAACAATCCGTTGAGGTAATCAACTCTTTCACAAGTAATGATAGCTACACCAATTTTATTCATGGGAAGTAAGGCATACTTTATACAATTCTAAGCACTTATCAAGTACTTCTTTTTTTGTAGATCTCGTATCCACTAGTTCTATAAACTCTTGAAATGCAGTTTCTATATCAATTGATAATTTCTTAACTTCTTTAGTATCAATTTGAGCACTATCGAGTATATTAAACTCAGTTCTAAATTGAAGTGGATTGTACTGAGTTAGCTTTGTAATCAACATATCCAAAGTTAGAGTGTCAACTTTTGTATCAACGTATAAGCTAACTATATTGTTGGTTACAATAGACGGAAGGTCATTGTACTTTTTAGATAACAACTCAGATATTTTAATCCTATGATGCTTGGGAGTAATAGAATTTTTGATAAACAAAGCTGGCATATTATTTTCATTAAAATCTATAATAGATACTCCTTTTTGCTGTCCTCTATCTCCGAAATCCATTTCGTATGGTGAACCAAGATATAAAACATATCCATTGTCGTAATTCCTCTGTTCTCTAAAATGAAAATGTCCAGTAATAACTGACCTAGCTTTATCGAGTAAATCTGTAGATGAATCTCCATGATCGCAAATTTTAGTTGCGTTCATTTTAAAGTTAATAATTTCAAAATGTCCAATAAGCATATCTACGGGATCTAATTCTGATACATCGGTCTTCCATGGACAAAATGTTATTTTTTTATCCGATACTTCAATAGTTGTAGGTACTGTATACACATGAACCTTGTCGTTCTTTAAAATCTCTACGGAATTGACTTCAACCGTTGAAGATAAGAAAGCATCGTGATTACCGGGAATTAAATGTACATCAAATTCAGATAGAGTATCAAAAAATTGTTTTGCTACATGAAGTGTGTTAACTCCTATTTCGTGTCTATCGTGAAATACGTCTCCAGCAAAGAAGATTGTATCTAATCCTTGCTCGTACATTACCTGTTTAATCCAGGCAGCTAAATCCAAAGAAATTTTATGCCACGTCTGGGAGTTTTGATGAACTCCTAGATGTAAGTCCGAAAAGAAAAGAACTTTATTTTGTTTGGGATTAATCTTCAAAATGGCCATTTGCTGTATAGTCTTCAGAAGACTCAAATCTAGTATTTTTTCTCGAAGGAATTTCTCCACTACAGATATGAGACTCATACATCTCGTCTTGATATCTCTTCAAAGTTTCAAAATCTTTCTTGGATTTCTTAATACAATTTTGAAAAGCGTGGTATGCTACTTTAGTAAAGTAAGAAAACGGATTATAACCCTCAGAACACTTGAAGCGCTTACGACGTAAAGCTGTCATCATCTTAACGATTGCATCTCCTTGCATTTCTGTCTTAAAACTATAACTATAAAAATTACGCGCTAGCCCTAACCTGACAGCAATCATTTGTATCATGCCTGCGAGCTCTTCTGATAAGTGATCAGTTTCGTAATATTCCACATTAAGAGCTTCCATCGCAATTGGATCTATGTATACATCTTTTAACTCCTCTTTAGTTCGTCTTACTCTTTTTACGGGAGCTGCTGCTAATTTAGGTGCTTTTGTAGTTGTCATAGTCAATTCGTTTATTATAACATACAATTATTAACTTTCAACTAATTTAGTTGTTATTAAAGGAATCTTTTCGGATTCGTATAAACGTTTTCTTTCTTCAAAATGCTTAAAACCGTATGTAAGACTAACGTCTGCTATATCAAAAATAGTAGCCATTTCTTTTGTATGATGCAAACGCAAACTTCTTCCTATGGACTGAATAATCTTAATTCTAGCTTTTCCTATGGCTGCAAATATAATGTTATGAAGGTTCTTAATTGAAATACCCGTCGAAAATATCTTTGATATAGCGATACAAACAACGTTATAATCGGTTTCCATAATTTGTTTAATCTTTTCTCTTTCTTCTACTTCTAAAGAACCTCTTACAAAGTATACTTGCTTAGTTGTATGTAACTTTAAATATTCTAGCAAGTGCTCCCCATGTGCAATCCTGTCAACAAGTATAAGAGTGTTAGTCTCTAATCTGTTGTTAAGTTTTGATATGATGGAATTTCTATACTCGTTTGTTTGCAACCAGGTAGTTTCGTCCTCGTACTCAGCCGTTGGATTTGACATCGAAGCTCTTTCAAACTCTGGAACGTTTTTATATTCTATTTCTAAGGATACTACTCGTACATTTGATATGTAATGTTCTTTTCTTAGATCAATGGACTTTAACTGGTATATTATACTTCCAAATATTCTATTAATTGTCCATATATCAAATTTTCCTTCAGGTAAAGAACCTGTTAATCCAAATATATGTTTACATTTAAGGCTCTTTACGAGTTTTGATATGTTGGCGGCGGTCGCAAGAGAATGAACTTCATCGACAATAACGCATTGAAATTTATTAAGGACACTTATGTCTTGTTTTTCGGAAAGAAGGATTTGATTATTAGCAATGACAATTTTAGTTCCCTTAAACTCGTGATTCCCTGTCCATTTGGAAATTAAACTTTCTTCTAAACCATATTCAATAAGATCTTTGTATGTTTGAGTAACGAGTTGAATATTAGGTACAAGAATAAGGATATTATAATCTTTCTCAATAAGAGTCGTATTAGCTATAAGACTTACAACTAATGTTTTTCCAGCAGAAGTAGGAAGAACAATAACTCCTCGTCCTTTTTGAAGCGCCAATGTAGCAGATTCTAGCTGATAGTCTCTTGGAACTAGACCTTCTAAAGGAATAGGACTGTTAGAAATCTTCTCTAACTTAGAATTATCTAAAAACGATTGAGAAGCTCTAAGCTGAACAGAGGGGAACTTTAATTGTATTTGAGTGTACAGCTCCTCATAAAAAGGAATATCAAAATATCCTTTGTTTGTAATAGCGTATTTTCTTACAGGAATATTTCGATTCATTCTACGTCGAATAAAAGCTTGGGCTTTATCCTCAACAGAAAATAACTCTCTAATCTCGTTGAGATTTTCCGAAACTATCTTCGGCTTTCGGGCAACCGTATCAAAATCAAACAATACTTCCATTAGGTAGTTTCTAAAGTAATAATTTTAGTGAGGTTATTCATTCCAAACTGTGTATCACGGAAATTTGCTTCAACTTTAGAAAGGTATTCCACAAGGAGTTCGTTATTTTCTATCTCTTCATTAATTTTTTGAATTACTTCATGAGAAGAAACGGAGTCTGCGACTGTCTTTGCGGACAAGCCAACCGGGGATTCGTGTTGAATACGCGCCCGTAGCTTTTTCGCTGCGTCTTCTTTAAGCTTCTTGAACTTGTTAATTTCTTGCTTGTGATACATTAGACGGCCAACCCAATAATGGCGTACAGAGGGTAAAGCCATCTGTGCGTCTTTCATATTGAGCTCATCAATTTTTAAAAATTCTTCAATCTTTGCATGATATTCTTTAAAAAGATCAGCAGCAGTCTTATCACTCATAATATCGAATATACAGTAGTTAACAAAAAAATCCACGGAATATTATATAAGATATAAGGGCTCTTTAAAGATCTTAGAGATTAATTGTAATCCGTCGATGTAGATCTTGGGAGGGAGGTTCCCCCCCACAGGGAAAACCTCCAACTTGATTAATTGACTCCGTATGAAATGAGTCTCGGTCGGGTTAACAAACTTCTGGTATCTTCTACCAAGCTCCCTCGGTTGTCCTGTAAGAGCATTTTGTTTGAGCGGTCCTAGCAACTAGGCTAGACAACGGTCACGCTTAAAGCGTTCATCGAGAATGTGTTTTTAATTTATTAATCACTGACCCTTGTTTGTCTATCTCGCGACCGAGACCCGCTATAAAGCATTGGCTAGGACTAACAGTGATAAAACTATTAAACATCTATTACTAGAATTGTCAACAAATTTTGTTAAATAACACTATGAAAATCGATAAAGATTTGAAGGCTCTCTTTGAAGCTTACGAAAAAGTTCAGGAGATGGCTGTAAGGAGTACAGGAAAAACTTCAGCTATTTTAAATAAAGCTCCTAATAAATATGGAGTTGGTCTCGATTGGAACGATTTACCGCCCGAAGCTTTCCGGTGAAGTTACCTTAAAAGACGATCCCGAAAAAGAACGTAAACTTAACATTACTCCTAATAGAGATGCTGATTATAAACTATTTACAAATAAAGGAAGATTGGAAAAATATGGGGAACATCTTATAAAAAATACTTTTAAAAAGATTCCTTTTGATTTTAATATCATTTTTCAAGATTACGAAATTCATACAGAAGAAGAAGAAAAAAATCTTCCTGTAGATAATGAACAAGATTCAATTACTATTTTTATGTCTAATGATGCTACTACATCCAAAGAACCAACAAAAAAAGAAACGGGAGGTTATCAACATACTGCTTTAACTCCATGGATGATAGGACATCGTATTGCTCACAATATGACTTCCGAAACTGATTTATTTAGAAATAAAATTACAAGACAGTCAATGGGATCAATTCAAAAACAATTTGATAATGATACAAAAAATATTATTAATACATATTTATACAGTGTTAATAAAAATTGGAAGAACGAAAATATAAGCACAACTATTCGCAATCCAATATTTAGCAAAGTATCCAATTTTAAGTCGGCTCGAGATGGTGTAGTAAATGGCCTTCCTGAATATATTCACGAATTGATAGCTTCCTATCTTTTTCAGGGAAAAATTGTCTTCAACCCTCTTCCTTCTGTTGAAGTAGCTAATAAGGCAGCATCAGATTTTCAAAATTGTGTTGTATCTATGCTCGAAAAGCTAAAAGGTTGCTACGGTGTTTATACTCCACATTTACATGGCTAATCCACATCTTTGGCTTAGCATTAAATAACATTATGGAATTTCGTACAATAGTTGAACAGGTTCTTTTCGAAGACTCTGTAGAAGGTGGAGCCGGTTCCGTATTTGGAGCAGGTGTAGCAAGCACAGCCACTCCGTTTAGTGGCGACAATTACGCAAAGGGGGACGCTCGCAATCTCTTTGGAGGACCTCCTCCAACCGTTTTAACAAGAAATGGTGCTATTAATAGCAAAACAAAAAAGAAGAAAGTTTCATACAAAAAAGCTGCTAAGAAGAAGAAGCATAAGAAAAAATCCAAGAAGAGGTAATTTATGGATTTAGGCCACTGGCAACTTTTGGAAGGTCTTGATTATAAAGAGGATGCATTTGGTTTTGTGTATCGAATTGATCGAGTAAATCCTGGTCCGAAAGATAAAAAACACTATTGGGGATGTAAGCAAATGGTTCAAAAGAAAAAGCTAGCTCCATTAAAAGGAAAGAAGAGATTCCGCAGATCAATAAAAGAAAGCGATTGGAAGACGTATACCGGCTCTTCAAACGAGCTTAACGCTGACATTGCTATATATGGTAAGAATCAATTTAAGTTTGTAATTTTGCAATTTTGTAGTTGCAAATGGCAATTAAAATACGAAGAGCTTAAAACTCAAATGCATAATAATGTTTTGTTGAGAGACGATACCTACAACGGAATTATAAACGTGAGATTAAACAAAGTTCCCAAAGACCTTAAAACAATATATGAATTCAACATCTGTTAATTTTGTATCAGGAATATACAAAATAACTTCTCCTTCTAAAAGAGAGTATATCGGCCAAGCAAAACATATACGAAAACGGTGGGAACAATACAAGTACTACGAAAGGGATTACGAATGTGTTAGAATTAAAAACAAAACAAGCTTAATATATAAATCTTTTATTAAATATGGTTTGGAATCACACAAGTTTGAGGTAATAGAGTATTGCGACGTTGACAAATTAAACGATAGAGAGATATATTATATAGAAAAATATAAAACCTTTTTTAAAAAATACCCAAGTAAAAGGGGTCTAAATTTACACGAAGGTGGCAATGTTCCCCCTTGCAGTTTAGGCAGAATTGTATCTGTTGAAACTAAAACCAAAATAAGCATAAAAAATAAATTAAATCATGCAGCGGGTAAATACAAATATCCCAATAACAAACCAATAATTAAAAAAAATCTAAACGGAGAAGTGATATTAAAGTATAATACTTTACAGGATTTGGTAAAACACGAAGATTTTAGTCTAAGCAAGTTTTATCGTAATTTTATAGAATTTAACAAATGTTTTATAGGAAATTTTGTTTTTTCGTTTGAAAATCCGACACACTTTAAGTACAAAATACAACAACCAAAAGTTCAGCGAATCAAAAAGGAAAAACAAAAAAAATCAGCAGAGGAATTGTTTAAAATATCACAAAAAAGAAAGGAATATGCAAAATCTTTAGGTCTTAGCAATAAAGGAAGGATAATCATAAATAGAAAAAAACCCAAAAAAACGGAAAAAATGCTTTTTCATCTCAGTCGAGTCCACCAATTAAACAAAAAACCAATAGACCAACTCGATATGAATGGAAATCTTATTGCAACTTTTCCTTCAATTAAAGATGCAGCAGCAGCTGTTAATGGGGATAGACAACCAATATATTCCGCTTGTACCAACAAAATAAAACGTTGTTACGGATTTATGTGGAGGTATAATTGTATCAAATGAACACAAAAACCTTTCCTAAGTCTCGTGTCTGCGTAATTGATATATATCCTTCCTTCGAAGAAGGGCTAAAAAAGGCTGTCGAGTTTTCTCTGAAGCACGATATTTCTCTTAATTCTCCGGATGGTAAAAAGGTTATTTTAGGATTTTGTATCGAGTATATTGAGAGGACATTTAACAATATCAAAAGCCCATATCCAAAAGTACTTTGTATGGGATCAAAAGCAAAAAACCAAAAGATTGAAAATTTTATTGCGGACCACTTTGATTCTATACTAAAGAAAATGCCTTATCCATATTGCGGAAAAGTTTCCATCACTTCTCCGGATCTAGAATCAGCTGCAGAAAATTGTTTAAAAAATATAAAGACTAAAAGAAGCTTTATTAAAGTAGCTAAAAAGCTGAAGTTAATTCCTCAGACTTCAGCCGACAATAAAGATCCATCCTCTTCTCCGTAACAACCACCGTTATCTTTGACATATAGCTTGATCTGGGGCAAGCGCATGTCGGGAGGTCCGTCTAGTTTAATAACTGCTGGACAATCTTCCTTAGGAAAGAAAGCTCCAGTATTCTTTTCATACGAAGCAAAAAGAGCTGCAAAGATATTATCCATTTCTTCTTGAAAGAGCTCTTCGGTCTCCCTATTCTCCTTAGCAACAAGAGGAATTTCCTTTCTGGCAGGAACGTAGAATATAATATCAAACGACTTTAAAGTCATTGCAGCAATGGCTTGACAATCGATGATAAACTCCGAAGTAAATACGTCGGAATTCTTTCCGTGATGCCAAAGGGAATATGCAATATTATCAACAACACATCGGTCAAATACTAAGAACTTATCTTCACTGGCATTTGCTTCCTGTACTTCATCTACAAGAGCGTTAAGGATTATCTTTTGTGTATCCTTGGTTGCTTCTTTATTGATAACCAGACCTTTTTCTTTGATTATATCCCTATAAGTCTTTTCGGGCTTCTTATACATGGGCCACCGCTTAATAAATTCCTCAATAAGCGTACTCTTCCCTACTCCTTGTGCACCGATAAAAGCAATCTTCATAGGAGTATTTACCGCGGTTTAAATATATGTCTACTAAACTTTCAAGGCCATATTCCAAATCAAGAGGTGTAACCTAGGACTAAAATTTACATGCATTGCTTTTGCATATTCAGCAACAGCTGGAGCATTCTGTATATGCTCATCTCTTGATCCACAACAAGGCATAAACCAAACTCGCTGAAGAGGAATATTAATGCCCTCATAATCCTCAATATACTTTCTCCAGATCTCTTCGATGTCCCTGTCTGAAGTAATAACAAACTTAAATCCAGAATTGTGGTCTACGTGCCATTTAAGAACCTCTGGCTTATACGTCCTTTCCTCAGGATCTCCGTTAGTGGTAAGCTTTGGAGATGTTGTGAACGTAGCACTAAAGTCTGTAACCCATCTTTCGTCGGGTTGAATAGTTGCATTAGTCTCAAAATCAATACGAGGCGTAAAACCATAACGATCTACAAAAGCTCTAACAAACCTTAGAAGAGGTTCCTGTCTCAGCGTTGGTTCACCCCCCGTTATTTTCCAAATGGCTCTATTACGAAGATGCTCTACAAAATTATTCTTTTCGTAATAATCAAAAATTTCTTGAAACGTCCATTTGTTTCGTTTTGACCAAGAAATAAAAGAATCGCATCCATTAGGAGAAGCAGGAGAAGCAAATGCTCTACAAAGGAGGTTGCAACCAAACAAGCGCATAAAAACACTTGGCTGTCCTACATACTCCCCCTCCCCCTCCAAAGTGTAAAAACCGGCCGTGTCATCGCTAATAAGCAAATAATCTTCGTCTGTTGTATCAATCATTCAAATAGTTTAGACTATTTGATGTATATGTCAACTATCTACTCTCGTAGTCTTTAAGCTGATTATAAAGTTTTGCAACATCCTTAAACATCTTCTGGTACTTCCGACGAACTTGTTCATCATCTTTATGTTGTACTAAAAAGTTAATAAACCTTTCGTGACCTTTAAAGAAACTAGGAATATTGACTACGTTTGTTGCTCCAGTCTTTAAAAAAGAATCTAGAAAAGACATAAATCTGTCCTTTGCAATTTTCCAAACCTTGGATGTTCTTTCGTCCGGAGCTTCAGATAACTTATCGGTTATCGTTACATAATAACGTTCAATAGCATCCAGAAAGGTTGAAACATACACAGGATATTCTGTAGCATGCATATAATGCTCTTTTTCCTTTTCTTGAGAATAGGGCTCATACTCTTCTCCTGCCTTTTTATACTGTTGTTTAGCATGATATAATTCATGTGAAATCATATTAACAACTGTCTCGACATTATACAAGCCTGTATTGTTGTAAAATAACGTTATTGTATTGTTATTTTCATCGTATAGTCCCGTAACATTACTCTTCTTTGGAGATACTATAACTTTAGCTGAGCTTTCTTTGTTTGTCTCAAGGTCAGTGAATGCAATAACACCGAGTACAATATCTTTAGGAGGAGCTTTCTCTCCGAACAAAGCTACATATTTTTGAGCAAGACCGTTTATCTGGTTCTTTTCGGAGTCAGATAAATTATAACGGCCTTCTGTGAAGAATTGCTTAAATGATACCATCCACCTATTTAAGGTCTTTGATATATTGAAGAGTTGGCTTCGTGCTCAAATACTTCGACGGACTGAATCCAACAACGATCTCCATATTCTTCCTTAAGAAACTTATCTGCTTCATTGAAGCAAAATTCCGCAACTTTTTCAATTCCTACTCCGTCCATAATCTTAAGATTGCAAGCTCGGGCTTCATGAAGTTGCTTAAACAAATCTAAGCAGGGATCGTTTTTATCAATCGTTAAAGTATGATCAAACTGTTCGTTAAGAGTAGCCTTAAGCTTCTTCAATGAACCATAGTCTACTGCCCAGTTACGTTCGTCTAACTCTTTACAACCAAATGTAAACTTGGCTTTTAGCTGGTAACCATGAACTTTGTAACAAGAATTTCCTTCTCTTACTAAGCCAGCTGTAGCCAGTTCAGGATCAGCCTTCCACTGACGAAAGGCACAGGATCCCAATTCAAATACTTTAGTTGAAGAATAGCTCATACGTTTTCAAATGTTGTTACGTCCATATTATCTTTAAAATTGTTATAGATGTCAACGCTATATTCGTCTTCGTAATTATCTTCCTTAATAAATTGCACATTACTCAATTTGAGATCAGGCCTCAACGACTTTATTCTCTTTGCTGTGTCAATTAATTCTTTTTGAAAAGATTGGTCAGTATTAGCTACTACATTTACTGAGGCGGAAAATAGTAAAGCCGATACTACCGTATCTACTTCGTGTTCTGATAATGAAATGTTGTTATTCATGCAGGAATCTTCCTACACTTCAGAACAAGGTCAAGCTTTTATCAGTGTTTTAATGTCCTCAAAGGATAATCCATCCTGAGCAGCGGTGTCAAAAATTTCATACAATTCATTAATAACACTTTCGACTCTGTCTTTATACTCTACGATCTTCTTATACTTTTCAATATCATTAGCCTCAAAGGTATGTTTTTCTAATAGGGAGTTAGCATCAAGTAAATCAGCTTTGGATCCGAGATATTTCTTAAGACGAATGATTGTTTTAATCATTGGGGAATAGGCTGATTGTTCATTTTCGGAAATAGGATTTCTAATCTTATTACCATTTTCATCAATGATTCCTAACTTATAAACTAGGAGTTGTTTATAGTCTTTCTTAATTTCGTTAAGAAAGATTTCATTATCTAAAAAGCTTTGAAGGGATTCTTTAAACATATTAGTGTAATTTGTTCCGTGAACGTGAGTATCCCCGATTGGATTTACGTGACAGCCTTTTCCATAATTTGGAGATCCGCAGTAAGCACATTTTGTTGGGTTATCTGGAAAGAAATGAACACCATGAGGAGCATATCTACAACCCTTTCCGCGTGTTGTGGAACCGCAGTACATGCAACGACTCTGCTGAACTTTAGGCTGATTGTTGGTTGGCATTAGTTGTCTGGCCTTGTTGAGCTGTTTTGTTATAATCCGACTGCTTTTGTTTGTCGCCTACTGCCTTTGATACTTTATCTAAAAATTCGTGCAGCTCTGGGTGATTTGGATCGATCTGAGTAAGAGCTCTCAGAACCTCTTCAGGATTAAACTTGGACGGATTAGGTTGTGCGGAATTATTGGTCACATCCGCTGGCTTTTGAGCTGTCGGAGGTGTAGGAGGCTTTGTTGCTGTTCCGGTATTTAATTGAGGATTGGCTACTGTAGTTGATGTGGTCGGGTTTTTTACACCAGTGCTTCCCCCAACATTGTCTTCATTCAAAATACCATTACAAATCTCATCAAAAGTCTTCTTCATTCGTATATTTAAGGAATTTACAAAAAAATCTCAAATAAAAGATAATTACTAGTATGTTAGATTTTAAAAAGTTAGTATTAGAGGCAATTACTAGTCCAGCTGGTATTATGGATTTTTGGAACGATCCTACTGAACTTATCAATATTAAAAAAATTTTTAAAACAAAATTCAATTTAGAGAATTGGACAATTACAGGATCGGATCGTGGTTTATTAGTAGACGCATTCGAAAGAAACAATGCTTCAAAGATTAAATCTTTAATAAAATATTTTCCTATAATAGATTTTTTATTTTACATTGCTGAGGAAGAAGATAAAAGTAAAAAAAGAGGTACAAGTGCTAAGATTTTATCAAATGCTCCAGTATTAGATAAAACTAAAACAGACCAATACGAAAACGCATTTATAACAGAGTTTCAAAACAAGAATCCTCGTTTAGTAGATAATTCCAATCCCGTATATGATTATAAAGCAATAAGCGGAAAAGGAACATCTTTGTTACAAGTATTAATGAGGGATTCGGCAAAAAATATTATAGGAGAAATAGCTTTAGATAATTTTAAAGATAAAAATATCAAAGAAACACTATATGGTATTCTTAATAATCACAGAAAGTTAAAAACTACGCTTTTAAATAAAGTTGTGCCTGATGCAGGGACTTTTATCGAAAAGATTTTAAGTACTCCACAAAATTTTATTGGAGGACAAACAACCATTCCGAACAATTTTAAACAATTATATAATGAAGTTTCTCTTAAAGAAATTGTGGAACTGTGTATATCCATTCACAATTTTTATGAATCGGAATTGATAAGATTTAATATTACAAAACCAAGAATTCCTGTATCCTCATTCAATCAATTTATTACTAATACTCCTTTAAATGATAAAAAACTGTTTAATTTTCAGTGGACGATTCAAGGTAAGTTAACTCAACCAGTTAATACACCAGCTGAAACATCACCAGGCAAACAAGATCCGGGAATTAATGGGTATATTATCGCAAACATAAAAAACGTTAATACGCCCGAATCTCAAGTATTAATAAGAAAGTTTGAAAATTTATTAAATTTTATAAAAGCTGGTGAACCGCAGGATTGGACAGGAGCTCTTCAATCTCTTGCTAGTGTGCGAGGTATTCTCGGTAAACATGTTATGGGTTAAACCTTAAGAAGCTTTTGTTTAATAAGAGCTTCGCCTCCCGAAGCTGAATGCTTAACAACAAACTTCCAAGGTATCTCGTCTAGTTTCAGATTGCAGCAAATCTCGTTGAAGTCTTTGAACTTCTTAAACTCGGGAGGCCATATGAAAATCTTCTTGTTTTGCTTTATATGCTTCTCAATACGCTTTGTTGTCTGCTCATTATTCTTGTCGTTATCAAAGACGTAAATCTTTTCGTATCCAATAAGATTGTTTAAAGTAGTTTCCTGTTTATGAGTCGGCGACAATGCTGCAATTGCTACTCCATTTTTTACGAACATCGAATCGATTGGTCCTTCAAAGATGAATATATAAGGAATATCAGAATCAATATTAGATAAATTGAACAGCTCCTTCTCTCCATACTTTGTTAGATATCTTGGAAACTCTTTATCACTTAGAGATCTAGTCTGATAACAGACCACTTTCATATTCTCGTTGAAGAAAGGAATGACTAAGCGATTTTTATGAACCTTATCTTCTAACGATATATAAAACTTCTTGCAGCTATTAATTGCAGTAAGGAGTCGTCTTTCTCTAATACATTTCTGGGCCAGCATTACGTAGTCATCATTAAAGAAATAATCTGCTTGCTTAGGATCTGTAAGTTCTATAGAGTTCTCAGGAAGATCGGGAAGTTCAACAACTTCCTTTGTTGGAGTATTTGAAGGAGTAGCAGTAATAAAGGTACCTCCTTCAGCTTTTTCCTTATTTCTCTTTATAATCTCAGGAAAGGTTAGACCTGATACTTCTTTCACCCAATCCATGGGTCTCCAAGACTTGCAACAATTATGGCAATAGAAGTAATCCTTGTTTGGAAAGTAGAATAAACGCCGAGAACGCCCTGCTGACTTGCCTTCCCTACAAACGGGACACTCCGCATTGAAAGTATTCTGATACTTCCTATGTATAGGCCTCTTGCAATGAGTATAAATTAACTCAATAAGAAATTCTTGGTTCAGTTCCACGAACCTACTATACCCTAACTCTCCAACAAGTCAATTAAGCGTTTGAACTACCGGCTGCAGCACTAATTGTGAAATTAATGAGGTTTTCAGCAATTCCGCGGAGGCCTTCAGCAACACGAACGATATCAGTACTTGTTCTTCCAGCAATACCTTCATAAG